AAAAGACAACATCCATCGCCTCACTCTCACACAAAAAAAGTGAGATAGCCCCAACAAGAAACGTGCAACGATGACCGCCGCCGGACCCTTCACCAAGAGACCTCGCCATTATGAGAGTGATATGGTCTCACTCAAGAGGCATGCCCCCTCCTTCACTCCCCTTCAAATGCCCCACGAGATCGACATAAGATCCCGTCTCTACAACGGAACCACCACAGCCATTGACTGGGTGGCAGCCGTGGCTTACCAGTATCGGCTGTCGAGCGAGGTTATAGCCAAACTCTTCTCCCCCTACGCGCTGGACCAGCATAATCGGCCCCTCTACTTCCCAAGATTCGACACCGAAGATGCGAAAATAGCCAACATCAGAGCTAGAGTCAAAGACAGCGGGAAAGAGGGCTTAGAGGCTGCGCGGGTGGGGATTCAGATCGCAGCATACGCGGTCATAGTAGGTCTCCACAAAACCATCGAGGACAAAAACAAGGAGTATGTTCTCAGGAGGATAGCTGCCGTAGGGGCATCCCAGGACGATGAAATCTTAACCAACATCCCAGTAGCAGACATGGACTACTGGGTTGTGGTGGATCGGATCAACGACGCCCACAAGTACATCAGAGCAGCCGAAATTACCAACGATCTCCTGCATGATGTTTGTACCTCTGTGGATGATGACTCTACCCCTCTCCATATCGCTATGGTTGACAGCATCAAAATGGTGCTCAAAGGGTATGGCATGCTAGGAACCCAGGTAATGGCAAACTTCCTTACAACCCCATCCAAAGCCTGGTTAATGGCTCAAGTGTTGGATGAGGGAATTGCCTTTAAAAGAGCCTTGAGAACATTCAAGGCTCTCCATGGTGACAGTTGGGAATGGGGGAGGGTCCTAAAATTGAATACCATCGAGACCCTTGACAAAACATCATACCCTCATCTCTATTGGGCAGCTGCCGTACGACGCAACGGGGGAACAGGGGGACAGGCAGATGGCCTCAAGAATTATGTCATGAAAGCACCAGATGGCTTAATGGTCAACAAGACGCAACTCGAGTCCTGGGCACTCAAGGACTTGGCATCAGCGGCTGTTCTGACAGCTACCTTTGCCCAGAAGATCAAGGAGACCTTGGGGATCAATCTGGATGATAAGGTCGGTGATAAGGTGGAAGATCTCTAGGAAGAAAGAAACACCCGATCTCGGCAAAGAGCTTTGGTTCTGTAGCAACTTTAGTAAGTGTTTCTGCCTTAACAAGAAAAAACTGAGATCATGGCAGAAAAGAGCAGGAGGAAGAAGAGCCTTGGCGAGAGAACTCCCGGCTCAATCAGCGCCCGGGTGGGCGACAGGGCGAAGAAAAGAAAGCTGACAGAAGAGGAAGACCCGTTGCCTGCGGCCATTGCTTCCTTCACCGAGTTGATGGAAGGAAAGTTCGCAAGGGTAATGGAAATTTTGGAGGAAATCCGGTCACAGACAGCTGGAATGGAGGCCCGGATCAGCAGCCTCGAGAGGAGGGTCGGCAACATGAACGTGGACCCGAGAGGCACGACTGTCACAGCTCCCCCTGTGGCAACAATAGGGAGAGGAAGGGGTAGAGGCCTCACACTGGTGCCTCCAAGGCAGATAGGGTCCACTGCAGCTGTTGGGAGGGGAAGGGGAGGGCGAGGGCAGCCGATAGCAGGTCCCTCCAGTTTCAGGCCGCGGTCCCCAGAGACTGGCTCCGACGACGAGGAGGACGGTTCGGCCATGGACGGCCAACCGAGTGATGACAGGTACGAAGATGCAGATCTGTTGGGATTGCTTTAGATGCCCAACCAACCCCCCCTCCCTCTGCTCCAACAAAAACTCAAAAAACTGAGATAGGAACCATGAAGCCTGTGTGGATCGACGTGGAGGTGGCATACCAGCGAATGGGATCGGCCGACTCCAAAGTTGTGTCTGGGCGAATGGTTCTCGGGCTGACCTCAGATAACAAGAAGGTCTTCACCCAGGACGAGCTGGCCTGTTTCCAGTTCGAGTTGGTGCTCACCGAAGACTGTAAAGGGATGGCGCTCTGGAGGACTGAACCTCCAATAAAAGGCCTCGGGAAGGTCAAAGATCGTCACTACGATCTCGCCGGGTTCCTCAACATCCCTAACTCGGCCCTTTTCTCCTATTCCTATGACATAACAATCTTCAACGGTGAGATAGGTGCCTTTGCCGGTTAGTTCCCTCGCCCTTCCCCTTCCCAGTTCACCAACCATAAAAAACTGAGATAGACACCAGGATGCTAGCGGCAGTAGTAGCAGCGACCATCTGTGGCCTGGCGGCGGGGGGCGGGCATGGTCTCTTGTGCCCGCAGTCTCGCGCCCATGAAGTCATCAAACTGCCGCAGGTGTCGCCTTGCAAAGTCCCGTTCCTTCGGAAGGGGAATGTAACCACCAAGGCCCATAACACTGAGGCCTATGTGACTGAAGCATGGATGGTGACGGCAGACGTTTGCTTTGGAAATTCGTCGACCGGCTTCTTCAACTCCCACACGTGCACTCGGGGCTGCAAGCCATACCCTCTCACTCCTGGAATGGCGCTAGACTTAAAGAATGGGTTTTGCCCCACTTTAGGGTCCAGGGCCCACTCCAAGTTCAATCGAGAAATGGGAGGTGTGCCCTCTTGCCAATATGCCTGGATGTCTTCCGTGACTTTGAGTGTCTTGAGATGTAGGCGACACGCAGGACATGCTGTCTTCGTGCACGGGGGGTCGGTGCACTCAACCTTAGCCCCTGTTATAACCTGCAACTACACAGATGGGGGATGCCAGTTGGGGGAGGGATCGTGGATATTCTGGGATGTTGATGAGAGGTCGTCTTCAGAGTGGAGGTTCACAGAGCACAATGAAGCACGTTGCGATGGAACCCGCATCCTCTTACCTGAGCGGGGTGCAGGCTTTGGATTGAAGAACGTCTCGGGGTGTGAATGGGAGGGGTATGCGGAGACGTACGAGGGGGTGTTTCTTAAATGGGAAGCAAAGAGATCGAAGAGAGAAGTGCCCAAATCGACCCTTGCCCTAGGGGAGTTTCTAGCAGGTGAGGTGGGAGTTGAAGCTGGCACTTTCTGTGACACGATGCTCGGAAAAGTCCCTGCATCCACCTTGATTCACCACGCTCACGCCTCATCTTATGCGAGACTGCTCCTTGAATCCCCAGCTCTGATTGCCAGAGCCCTCGATCATCACCTGCTGGTCTGGAGATGCCAGATGGTTCTCGTGCGTCCCAGGGGAGGAAAATGCCACTCTCGCCCGAGAGTAGAGTACTTTACTGGCTCTCAGTGGTTGCCTGCTTTTCTAGCTGATGATGGACAGGTAGTCAAGAAAGCTGGACCCAGAGACTGCCACACACACCTCCTCCACTATCACCTGAACGGGACAGTGCTGGTGGAGGAGGGCGAGCGAACATCAGAGCTGGCTGTCACTGTGGCATCCTATAAACACGTGTCGACCCTTAAAGCTCTAGACCCTAACTTCACTAACTTGTTCTTCGACAAAGATGTTCTAGATGTGGAGATCCATGACCTGGCCGAGATGCAACACAAGCTCGTGAGCTTCGCCAGAGATTTGGGAGGATCCATAGGTGGCACAGGGGGCGGACACGGGAACACCAATCTCCCTGGGTTAGTCTTCGGAGGCTTGGCAAGTTCGGTAGCGTTCTTTCAAACACTAGGTTCTCTTTGTGGGATTGCAGCACTGATTTGGATGGTCGCCTCACGATGTATGAGGAGTCGAACCATATACATCCCTGTGAGAGGCCCAGGTGGCCTGTAAGGAGTCTAGCCTTGCCCTAACATGAAAAAACTGAGATCACCATGGAACGCACCAAGGAAGATTGGATAAGATTCTTCGGGCCACCCGACAACACCACCCCTGCTCCTGTGGTGACAACCAGGTTAAATTCAGCTGGTATTGCCATAGGTGTCGTGGGAGGGTTGCTGGGGATAGTGTCGTTCCTTTTCCTTCTTAGGAAGCTATGGAGGCGACTTAGAGGGAGTTATAGGGATGAGATAATCGTGTACGAAAGCGAGTATCTCTAACTAGCTTTTCTCTCTGTCACTCTGTAGCGGGTGACCTTCGGGTGGGTGGGTGGGTGGCTTCATGGTGTTGCCTTCTCGTGGCGAAGCTGACATGCTAAAACACCAAAAAACTGAGATCATGGAAGAGGAAGTCGAGTGGGAAGAGGTGCTGCCTGTGGCCTGCAAGGGAAAGCGTGTATGGAGAAGGGAGTCGCGAGTCACATCCGCTATTACCCTGTCCCACCTGTATTTATGGGACAAAGGTCACTCGCTGAAAGACTTGGCTGCGTTTGCGTCCAGACATGGCATGGTTAAGGGGGAAGAATTCGATCGTGCTAGGGACTACGGGCAATATCTTTATAAGCACTTGTGGGTCCCTCAGAAGGGCGTAAAGATGATTGAGCAGCGAGTCATATCAGCTGCCAAAATCCTTTTGTCTGTTAGCATGTTAGATTGGGCAGGGAAGCCTGCAGACATAAAGTTGGAACGCCTGAACGAGAGCGAACTCTTGAGGAAGGCTTGCTCACTTAGAAAACATCTGGATGACATGGTAGAAAAAGTTGGGAACAACACAGAACAGGAGATTGCATTCAGTTTCCCTGAACATCCTGTGGTGGTACATTTCTTTGGGGACCATGCCATAATAGCTGGGAAAGAAGATCGACCTCTCTGGGTTAACTGGATGGCTCTTATAGCTTTCCGAGAGTCAATAGTGGGGATCATAGATGCGTTGATTTGTTCCACTGTGGAAGATTGGGAGAACGGCGAAACTAAAACTCCCGGGGTGGAGAGGTTGATCAGGACAGCCATAGAGACTCACCTCACGATAGGAAGAAAGACATATGGAGTCCTTAAGCTCCTCCATGCAGGAGCAGTTGGGGCGTACCTAGAGGGAGAACCTTGGATAGAGAACATGCTGAGGCCTAATGTTGTCTCGGAGATTCCGGAGTGCCCTCTTAAGTGGTTCTTTGAGACACAGGTGAGGGACTTTGAAGAGACTGCAGAGCTTATTGCATTGGGCGGGTTGTCAAAAATCTTTACGTATCCAGTCGTATTGATCGAGGAATCAGTTCAAAATGTGGTGACCAAGTCGCGGAGGTTCGACCCCGACCAAACGGCAGGAAAGAGAGCCCAATTGGAATTCCGGAGACATTGGTTTCACACATACCTTAGGAAGTACAAAGAATGGCCCCCGCTCCGAGTTGTAGGGGACATCCCGGGGATTGTGCAGCATAGCATAGACACAGGAACATGGCAGGAAAGCAGAGATGATCCCTGGTACCCAGCCATTTTCGAGAGAATCGTCCCCGAGAAAGCGCTGGAGATGAACCCGCAAGTAGATGAGACGGGACCGCTGTCTGATAAGGCTGTTGCGTGTGGTTTGGGAAGCTGGCCAAGGGAGTTTGATTTCAGATATCATCCAGTTCTATATGGGAGAAGATGCAATCCGGGGCCCATGAAAGAAAGGAGGCTTTTAGTTAGGCATATCAAAACTTCAGAAGTAGTAGTACTGGAGGAAGCTGTGAAATTTATGTCGGAGAGTCATTCGGACTCGAAGATGGCTGTTATGTGTTTGAAGGAGAGAGAACTATCTGAGGATAAAGGTCGATTTTTCACTAAGCAAACATTTGAAGGTCGAAGTTATCAGACTCTAGTGGAAGAGAATGTGAAAACAATCCTCCCATTTGTCCCTCTCACCTCGATGCACCTGACTGGGGATGCTGTTGTGAAGGTTATGCTGGCAAGATCATCAGACAGTGAGTCCTTAAAGATTAGTATAGACTTCTCCAAGTGGTGTCAATACCAGCGTTATGGACTAATAGCACCCATAGCACAAGACATAGATCGCATACTTGGGTCGGACCCACTAATAGAGTCAACCCACATGATTCCCCCAGGTATGTGGTTCTTCTTCCAGGACTCTGCTATGATTCCTAAGCAGGGCTCTTATGGGGAGCCAGTCCCTAGTGACAGGGCTTATTTTGGAGCGGAGACGCTGGGTGAGGGGATGTTCCAGAGGCTGTGGACTTTAGTGACTGCGTGTGGGATAAAACATCATCTGCGAGAGTCAGGGGTAGAGTGCGACATAGTGGGGTCCGGAGACAACCAATTGCTCACCTGCAGGCTCAAGAGAGGAGAGACCCTCGCAGGCCTCCAGAGAGTTGTCTTTGACTCACTCCAAAGATTCTCAGAGATATCGGGTTTGCCCATAAAACTTGAAGAAACATTTAGCTCCTGCAACTACCTAGAATACGGAAAATGTAGCTACATCCACGGGAAAAGAGTCAAGCAGCATCTCAAGAAGGCTTCTAGGGTAGGAACCGAATCCCAGGAGACTATCCCGTCAACCAATGTTAAACTGAGCGGTGTGATGGCGGCAGGGATAGCTGTGGCTGCAGAGTGCTCGACCCCCACTGCCGGGTATATTTTAGCGATGATGGAAGCCGGTTTCACCCTGTATGCCAGAGGCTTCAAAGGGAGTGCAGAGCGGCTTGCAGCAGTACTCCTTCTCGGCCGACAGCTGGGGGGACTGAAGAGTAGTGGGTACAGTTCCTTCTGCATCAGGGGAATCAGCGACACTGCCACCACGAATATGTCGGTCCTACAAACGGCTCTCAACCATCAGTCTGATTATCCAGGCTTGTGTAGGGAGCTGAAGAAGGTCCCTGTAACCCTAGGGACTCTCAACTGGGCCCAGTTGTTCAAGGACCCCTTCTCCTTACCATTCAAGCGACCTCGAGACTCAGATGGACTGTTCAAATCTCTAGTTGAGGAGGTCTTACCTGTAGAAGCCACAAACAAGAAGATAAAGATCCTTGTTGGAGCTGATGCAGCTAGGCAAGAGAGCAGACTGGTGGAAGATCTCAAGAAAATGGAGCCCATGTCCCTCAAGTTGTGCGCATCTTTGTTTGAGAAGAGTAATGTAATGATCAAGGAAAAGATCATAGGGAAGTTTTACACCTCGTCCTCAATCCTGAAGCTCACAGAGAGCTACACCAACTTTGAGCAGGAAACGCTCAGGGCAAAAGAAAGTGACAAAATAGCCTTAGCGAAACTGGCCTCCAAGGGACACAATGAACCTTCAGTCTGGGCAAGAAGTAGCACATGCCCTACTGAGGTCATGACATTGGTGAGACAAAAGCTGACTGGTAAGGCTCTCAGCTTTCCCTCCATGGCTGCACCCCAACACCAGGTTCGGGTGATCAGATGGTCTGCTTTAGGGAAAGACGAGGTCAGGAGATCTCTGAGAGTCACAGTAGATCCGGCAATAACAAGCTTCAGGACTATGAGAGGTCCCGGACCCTGTTACATAGGAAGCGACACCAAAATCAAAACCAGGAAGTCCCCTCTAGCACTCATAGACCCTGAGCCTCTAGACCGGAGTGCACTCTCTCTGGCAACTATGAGGTCCTGGATAGGGGGGTGCCCTCGACTAACGCAGTTAATAGATGTTTTAATAGCGGAAAAGACATACACACCTCCGGATATCGTAGAGGTTGCGGCTGACTCTGTGGCAGGCGGTGTCCATGACCATAGGGGACAGCATCAAACAGCGTCTCAGGGGGCTCATCCCAACTTTGACCCGACTGTAACCTCCTACATTCGGATCACCTCCGACTCAGCGCTTGATTTTGCTAGGAAGGGGGGTGACTACTCTATTATGTTCCAAAGTGTAAAGGTTTATATCACCAGCGTCCTCCTACACCGTCTTCAGGCTGGTGAAGACATATCCGGGGATTGGGCAGGTTATCTTGAATGCGACTTCTGTACGGCCCCGGTCCATGAAGGGGATTATGTCCTGACATCTTACCCGGGATACAGAGGTTTTAGCTTGGGTTCAGAGAGACATTTGCGATTCCGACCCAAGGGCCGACCTTTTAGCGAGGACAGATCTGTCAAGTTTGTGAATTTGTCCGCGCATACTTACTTGGCAGAGATGCTTGTCTCTCAGGCAGCTAAATGCCATGATCTGGACCTTCAAGTTGAGGAAGAGCGCGTGGGAGCGTCAGGAGATTTCACAGTTAACACACAAGCAAGCTTATCTGAGCTGGCAAGGGCTGATATGAAGATGCTGATATTGTGTGTGCTCCAACGGGTGGCGATTAGACCTGGACTCGAGAATTACACCAAACTACTATGTAACGTGAGGGCGGAAGGGAAGCCTTATCTGAACCCTATAAGATACATTATGGACCCAATAGTTGCAGCAGGTAGAGCCCCAGATCTTAGAAGCCTGAGCGGTTCGGTGACCATCCCCAACTACGAGACTGAAGAGGGGAGGGTAGAGCTCTTCAGCTACCTTTTTCGAAGACACATGACTGAGGCACAACAGGAGTGGGGAGTCCTATTGTCGGAAGACAGCTTTGTGTCTCGCAAGAGGGCATCTCGACTCAAGGCAGATGCTATGGGGTCGGACCCGATAGTGATGAAGGCTTTGAATGCGGCTGCCACATTTGATGACCTTGAGGCAGTAGAAACATATCTTGGAATCGAAACGGCCATCCCCCCTCAGATTGCCCAAGACCACCTAAGGGCTGGCCCCATGAAGGACACTTTGTTGCCTCTGTGCACTCTCAAGACCAATCTAAAAGGAGCAAGAGCTGTCCAGTTCGGAGCGGCATATAATCCAAGTGTGTCTTACGGCTGTACAGTCTTTTCATCCCAAGTCTACACCATCGCCAAGGTATTACCTGATCTACAGGCATGGGTCCTGTCAGACTATGACGGCGGGATAGGGATTGTCGTCGGACACATAAGAGGTCCTGCCTACATCCATGACCCTAGATCCCTCCGAAAGGGTCATGCCAGGATTGCGACAGGCCCTCGGATGTTATTCTTGGATTCTTGTTGCAAGAGTTACGATCGGTCTTACTACGTTAGAGCTCTGGGTACAACAGTCCCGCCCAGGCCCACAAGCAGCCCTCTTCTGATCATCTCTGTCAAGAACCCTGCATCCCATGGGGTCACAGTTGAGAGTGATGATGTGGTTCTCTCACGCGATCCGGGTACAGGAGGGCCAATGTGCGGATACCCCTTCAGAGGACCCAAGGATCTCTGGTACTGCAATGAGTACATTCTGGAACCAGAGAAAGAACTCTGCCCCGAGGAGAGATTCAGATTTACAGTCGATTCTCATCTGAGCCCTGCTGTTCGACTGAAAGAGATTCTAGGGCTGGATTCTCTGAGTTACGATAACCTGCGATCATCATTGCAGCAGAAGATAGATGAAGCCCTACGCCTATACAGAACTGAGGAGACTCGAGATGAAGGAGCCACTCTCCAGTCTCTGGCTGAGGCCGAGGGGAGGGTTTCGAAGTCCAGGAGTGACGAAGAGATGCTGACGCTCATTTGGCTGGAATGGAAGCTGAAGGGTAATACCGGAAAGCTGTCTTACCACAAGAAAGCGGGCTTCCCAGTACACACAAAGGGAGACTGTGATTGCAACAAAGTTCTCTGGAAAGAGTTCCGCCCTAGGGACCAGCTGCTGGAATTTATGGCCAGAGGCATACTCCAGATTACAGCAGTCCATCCTAAGGAGACCCCTCTGGAGGACTTCGATTGGGCCAATCTCTACACTTAACTAACAAAAACTGATATATATTGGGTGGTGCGATTGCAGTTCTTTGTTTTTT